AGCATCAACTGTCACTCTCTATTTCCTGAATTATACAGCAGCAGCCACAACATTGGCATCTCCACTAGCTGCATGGGGTACAACAGTCACATGTGTATTCCTACAGGAAAAGGGAACCGCAGTCTCAGCGACTAACCCTCTTTACACTGTTTCATTGCTAGTCAATAACACAACAGATATCAATGGTGCTGTTGGTGACATTGGCACACAGTCAATCACATTTACTGCTAACTCAACAGTTGCAGTAGCAACTTCAGGCACATTCTAAGTAACTAACAAAGGGGCTAATCATGGCAAAACTAAAGATCGTTCGTACAGATGGAAGCGTGTTAGAAGGCGAGATCACTCCAGCAGTGGAGTACTCATTCGAGCAATACGCTAAAAAGGGTTTTCACAAGGCTTTTCGCGATGAGGAAAAGCAGACGGATGTTTATTGGTTAGCATGGGAAGTCACTCGCAGGTCAGGTGAAACTGTTAAGCCTTTCGGGATTGAGTTCATCGAGACACTTAAGAGTGTTGAGGTATTAGACTCAGACCCTTTAGCTTAAAGCGCGATCTTCCGTTCACCTATCTAATCGCTAGGCTAAGCATTAGATTGGGAATCGCGCCACAGCACTTATTGGAATTAGATAAGACCATGCTAGATGCTCTAGTGCAAGGTCTCAAAGACGAAGCAAAGGAGACCAGCGATGCCAGCAAGCGTAAAGGGCGCGGTCGCTCTTAGAAAATCCCTTCGCCAATTTAGTCCCGACCTTGCTAAGGCTTTACCGAAAGAAGTAGGCGCAGCTCTAAAGCCAATTACTAGAGCAGCAAAAGGTTATTTGCCAGATGATGGTCAAGTCCTAAGCGGATGGCTAACTCGTGAAGGATCACAGGCTCGCTTTCCTAGTTACAATGCTCGCATCGTCAAGCAAAACATTGGCTACAAAACGACACCATCAAAGCCTAATCGCAGGGGCTTTAGATCTCTCGCTCGCGTATTTAATAAAAGTGCTGCTGGAGCGATCTATGAAACTATGGGGCGTAAAACTCCACAAAGCAAATTTGTACAGAATCAGCAAGGCAAGTATGGATCACAAATGAAGGGCGATGCCAAAATGGAAGGTCGCGCTTTGTTTCGTGCTTATGAAGAAAACAATGGTAAGGCTAGAGATGCAGTGCTTAAGGCTATTCAAGGCGCGGCTAACAAACTAAACGCGAGAGCAAAGGTGTAAATCATGGCTAATGTAATGATTGATATTGCCGCGGAGTTTGTAGGCAATAAAGCCTTTAAGCAAGCAGATACCGCCACACAGAAACTAACAAAAAATGTCAAGCAACTAGCAGGTGCTTTTGGTGTTGCTTTTGGTACTACAGCCGTTCTTGCTTATGGCAAGGCTGCCGTTAAAGCAGCAGCAGCCGATCAGAAAGCACAGCAACAGTTAGCACTAGCTCTTAAGAATGTCGGGCTTGGCCGCGATGCCGCTGCATCTGAAGAATACATCCAGAGACTACAAACAGAGTTTGGCATTGTCGATGATTTACTTCGTCCTGCTTATCAAAGCCTTGCAGTAGCCACAGGTAACACAGAAGAGGCACAGAGACTTCTTAACCTATCTTTAGACATTAGTGCCTCCACTGGCAGAGATTTAAGTTCAGTTACAGCCGCTTTGAGTCGTGCTTACTTAGGAAATAACACAGCCCTTTCTAGACTAGGTGTAGGTATCTCTAAGGCAGATCTTAAGGCTAAGTCTTTTGAGGAGATTACAAGCCAGTTACAAAGCACATTCGCAGGATCAGCTACAGCTGCTGCTAATACATTTCAAGGCTCAATAGATAAACTGGCGGTTGCTTCTGCCAATGCTAGTGAGATTATCGGCACTGGCTTGATTGATGCGCTTACCAATCTGGGCAAAGATACGAGCGTTGCAGACTTAGCAACAAACATGGAAAAAACTGCTCTTTACATTGCAGATGTTATCCGTGGCGTAGGAGTCCTAGCAGGTAAATTAAAGGATCTGCCAATCATTGGCGGCATCGATGTTGGGATGATTCCTATTGTTGGCACTTACATTACATTGTTACGTGAGGCTGGTAAGCAAGCACCAATCCAAAAGGCATCTGACAACTCTCATCTTAAGTCATTGCAAAATCAGTTCACTGTTACAAAGAAAACTACTGCTCAGAATAAGGCACTTACTAAAGAGACTGCTGCTCAATTAAAGAATAAGAAACTAGAACAGGCGATCGACAAGGCTAACCTTGCTCTTAATAAGGGTGAAGAAGTTTTTGACATGGACAAGATCCAGATTGCAGCAGCTCTTACATCTCAGGCAGAAGCGTTGGGTAAAGCAACCTCTAGCGCACAGCGGTTACAAGTGGCTAACGACACTGCTCGGTTGAATGTTAAGCGTTCAATTTTAGAATTAGAAGATGCGATTGCTGCTAAGGACGAAGTAGCCATTATCGCTGCAACTAACAAACTCAATGCAGATCTTAAAGTTCTTGGTGCGCTGACTGGTCAAAAAGTTACTCTAGCAAGCATCGAATCTATATTGTTGAGCCTAAAACCAGTTGATCTTATCAATCAACAAAACTTAGATGATGCTTTATTCAAGATTACAGCAATGATTAAAGCCTTAGCAGAAGCTAATTTAGCCTCAAAGTCTAAGATTCCAACTAGCGCATCTTTAGGCTCTGGCATACCAGCAGGCGATTACATCGCTCCTATCTCCACAGCAGGCGGATCTATTGGGGCTATTCTAGAATACGCAGAGGCAGCAGCCGCTCGCGCTAATGCTTTTGCAGACCTATTGGACATGGAAAACGCATCAGCTGCTAGTTCAATGGGTTCATCAATCGACCTAGAAAGCATCGCTCGTTCTTCTTTGTTGCAAGGTCTTTCAGGTGGAGCAGGTGTAGCAGGGGCGGTAAGCGGATCACGCTATGCAGCACAGGCAGCCAATGCTTATAACATTACAATCAACACAGGCATTGGCGATCCTAACGCCATTGCAGAAGCTATTGATGATGTTCTAACAAATGCGAGAAATCGTGGAACTCTAGTTGGAGGCGTTTTCGCAGTATGACATGGCTTCCAGAATGGCGAGTGACTGTAGGTGATGATGTTTATACAACTGTCACCTCTGTGTCCTTTGCCTCTGGTCGCTTGGACATTGACAGACAATGCTCAGCAGGTTACTGCCAAGTAGAGATCATCAACACAACTGGGGCAGATTTCACCATCAATGTGACAGAGCCAGTAACCCTAGAACTAAAGAATGGCAGTGGCACTTATGTCACTGTGTTTGGTGGAGAAGTATCAGACTTTAACATTGGAGTCAGAAGCCCTGACGAGACTGGCTACATCACAACTGGCACAATCTTAGGCATTGGCTCACTGGCTAAACTTACAAAGGTTGTCTATAACACAGCTCTTGCAGAAGGTTTAGATGGTGCACAGATTGCAGCCATTTTAGGTTCAGCCCTTAACCTTTCATGGGCAGAAATAACACCTACGCTTACATGGGATACCTATCCAGCCGCAGTCACATGGGATGAAGCAGAGTCTTACATCGGCACTATTGATTCAGGCTTCTACACAATGATTGCTCTTGCAGCTAGTGCTTCTGCCAAGTCTCAGACCCTTGCAGATCAAATCGCTACTAGCGCATTAGGTCAGTTATACGAGGAGAAGGATGGAGATGTCTCTTATGACGATGCAGATCACAGATCTAACACTCTCTCAACAAATGGCTATACTTTCCTCGATGGCTCATTTGCATCACCATCCTCTATCAAGTCCACAACTCAGATTGCTCGCATCCGTAACAGCCTTATCTATCGTTATGCCACAGCATACGCCAGCACCTACAGTACCTCTGACACAGACTCTATAGCCTCTTACGGCCTGTTTGAGCGTTCATTTGACTCTAACATTAAGAACCTTGCAGACATTACGGATATTGCCAATAGAGAACTGAATCTAAGGCGTGTACCTAAAGGCTCACTAGGAGCAATTACTTTTCGTCTAGATAATCCAGACATGACCACGGCCATGCTTGACAGCCTTGTTGGAGTTTATTTTGGTCAGCCTGTGCTTATCAACAACTTGCCTAGCAATCTACTAGGCGGAACCTTTGAGGGCTTTGTCGAAAATGTAGCACTTAGGGCAACACCTAGTTTTGTAGAAATTACCCTCTATATCACAGCAACAGAGTTCTCACTATCAACGACACAATGGGACACAGTAGTCCCTAGCACA